CGACATCCTCGAACAAGATATCGCCGATCGACGTGGGGATTGTGAAGTCGTCGAAGACCAGTTGCACGGGTATGCCTCCTTCTCTGGAGGCTACGTCAGAGTGGAGTCCCGAGGCCAGTGGGGATGCGCTCGCCGGGTCCGGCCTCTTCCCTCGAGTCCAGCCAGTCGCCGTCCGCGAAGATAGGCGGAGTGGGCTCCTGTGCGTCCGGCGTGCGCGCAGCGCTGAGTTTCGCAGCAAAAATCTGCCGCATGGTGTCCACCTTCTGCGTGCTTCCCGTGATGGCCTCGGCAACATCGGCAGCCAGCGCAGCAGAGAGGGCCTCCCTGAAGAGAGAGTCCATCTGCGCAACGTCCGTGACTTGCTTCGTGTACTGGATCTGCAGTGGGGCACCAAGGTCTGTGACGATCGTGCGACCCTCGACCTCGTAGGGCTCGTGTCCCGGGTTGTCCACCAACAGCAGCCGCAGAAGGTCGTTTGGAAATGGGAAGGCTCGAGCGTATTTCCACGTAGGCGCGGTCGAAGAGGCTGCGAGCGAGGCGCGCGTCGTGGCGAAATTCCAGGGGTGAGCTCGGAGCGAAGCATCCCGGATCTCCGGGTAGCGCTCCTTCAGGACGTTGGCGGTGGGAGACCCTTCATCGAGGGAGTCTATTCGGCGCTCTCCCAGAAGAATCAGCGCACCATTCGCGATCGAAGTCTCCGAGGCCATGTGTCCTCCGGGCTAGGGTGAGGGGGCCAATCCCAACCCCCACACCCATGCACCCACCCGGGCGATCAGTCGCCAGCCGTGTAGAAGAAAGTGAAGACCGCGCTGCCCGCGAGGGGCGTTCCGGTCGTCGCGATGTCGATTGCGATGTCGTACATCGTTCCCGCTGCCGGTCGTGCGGCATCCGTATCCGCGACTCCAGCGACGATGAACAATTTCTCGCCCATCAGTTCCGGAGTCGTCGTCACAACACCCGATCCGAGGATCTCGGTTTGGACCGATGTGACCGTGGCGAGGGTTTGACCGTTCACCAGAACGTCCGACGCGATAGCCGTTCCGTCCACCGACGCGGACCATGCTGTCTCGGGGTAGATCCCCATGTCGATCGTGAAGGTCGTACCCAGGTTGTCCCACACACCCAGGCAACTGTAGATTCGGTCCGTCGCCTGAAATCTTCCGAGCGGGAAGATGTGTGCTGCCGATTCGAGCGCATCGAGCGTGATCTCTGCTCGCTTCACCCGGATGCGACCGTGTGACTCCTGAACGTCGATCTTCGTGGCCGGATCTGTGAACAGTTGGGCCATGATGTTGGAGGTTGTATTCGCCATTTTGCTGCTCCCTACTGACCGCTCTCACCGGGCCACGACACCGCAACCCTGATCCAGCGGAAAAAAGAATGGCGGGCGGCCCGCTAAGACCGCCCGCCGGGTACTACACGATCACCTCGAGTACGACGACACCCGCTTCGTCCATGCGGGTCGCGCCTGCGTCGAGTTCATGCCGAACCTGAATCGAATGCCGCTTGCTGGGCAGCACATCCATGAAGCTCCTCGGCTCCTGACCGATCGAGAGTTGCATGGATCTCTTCACCCAGAACGGGCAATTCCATGAGTTCGTCGCGCCTCGCGTGACACGCTGACTCTTCAGGAACTTGAAGCCCATGAAGGTGTCGATCTGGCCATTGACCAGCGCCTTCACCGTCGCGAAGTCGAAGTCCGCGACCGTACCGGGACCGGCTGCCGTGTGGTCCGCCGAGAGCAGATCCTCGCGTGCGGCAGCCGTCAGGCAGGCGTACCACATATCGTCCCCGTCGCCCTCGTCGTTCTCTGCGGCTTCCAGAAGGTTGCGAACGAGAATGAGCGACGTGACGGTCAGTGGAGTTCCGACGCCCGTGGAAGCCGTTCCATCGGCTTCGATGAAGTTGGCCGCCGGAATGGCGACCCCGGTCGTCCCGTCCACGCCCGTCGAGGCCGTGGCGGTGAAGGCCGGGAACAGAACGTCGTCGATCTGTCGGTTGGCCGCCGCAGCCATGCTGCGGGTGTAGGGGTTGATGGGGTCGTTGAGCAGCCTCCGCTGATCGGCGCGATCCACGAGGTCTGCTACCTCGTACATCGCCATCGTCACCATGCGCCGCCTGTGCGGCGTGTCGGTGTACTCGGTGTCCCCGTGACGGTTCGTGACGAGACTCATCGAGGTCGCGTCTACCTGATCGTAGAACGCGCGATCTCCGGGCACGTTCGGGTCCACCATGACGGCTTCCCGAAGGCGTGAGCCCTTTTGCTGTTGGAGCATCCGAACGCCAGCGTTGTAGCGTCGAACAAATGATACGGGTACTTCGGTACTCATGGGGAATCCCTCCAAACTGGTTGGTTGACCAATTTCGGAGCAGACTCCCCGGTAACCCGGACCCGCTTCTCACTTTACGACGTGTCGTCGGCCCTGCTTTCGGGCGAGCACCAGGACCGCGCGTCGGCGCGACTACCCTGGATTCAGCGCTGAATTACACCACGATCGCCACTAGAGCAAATCGTGGAGAGAATTCCATTCCTTCCGGATCGGGTTTGCAATCCCCTGGGGGCTCGTGTCCGCGAGGATGTCGAGCCACCCCGGAGAAGTCTCGATCGCGTGAATCCGCGCCTGAGCGTCTACCGGCGTCATCACAGGGCTCACGGATTTCGAGGGATCTCCGATCATTCCCGCTTCGCGCATCATCTTCCCGAGCTCGAAGAACTTCTCCATGAACAGCGGGCTGTCCCCAATCCGCGTGCCGTCCGGCAGCATGGCGAATTCGAGCATCTTCCCGTCCTCGCCCAACACCTTTGCGAAGGCGTCTCCTGCGGTAACACGGTTGCCGTCGTAGGCCATGCCCCACTTCGATCGCAGCGCGGCGTCGGTCGTGTCCTGATGGGCCTGGAACGCTGCACGAGTCGCGTTCGCCTGCTCGCCCTCGCCGGTCGCCGTGTCGTTCAGAATCCCGAGGATCTGGCGCTGCGTCACGCCGTTCTTGTGCAGGACTCCGACCATGCGGTCCTGGTAGTCGCCGTCCCAGGGGAGGTTCTCGGGAGGCTTGAAGGTCGAGAGGTCGTACCCTGTGGCCTGATCGGGTCTCCCCATCGCTCCGTAATGGCGATTCCAGTCTTCCTCTGTGGCGTCATCTCCGGGTTTGCTGATCTTGTCCCCGCCGATGAAGCGCTGGACGTTTGCGTGCTCTCGGACGAGCCCCTCGAAGGACTCGATATTTGCGAGACTCGGCTGGTCTCGGAGCTCGGGGTCGAGGCTGCCGCGCCACGCTTGGAAGTCCGGTAGTGCGACTGGGGCTGCCGCAGAAGTCGGTCCCGGCGAAGGTGTCGGCGTCCCTGCGGTCGGGTCAGGTGTTCCTGCAGCGGGCACGGCGGGCGTAGCATTCGCGTCTCCTGGCGTTGCGGGATTGGTCATGTGTTCCTCTCTCTGGATTGGGACTGAAATAGCTCATAGATCCGCTCGTCCGTCATCTGGACGAAGCCTGCGATCTGCAGATAGACGCGGCGCATCCCTTCACGGTATGCCGCCTCGCTTGCATTCTGTGAGAACGTCGTCCCCCCTTGGTTGCAGAAATTGTAGAGGTACGTGATCGCCCTCTCCCCTTGGGGTGTGGTGAAAACGTGCCTGAAGTCGTCACGCATCGCCATGAGCGCCTGACGGCGCTCGGTCTTCTCCTCTTCGGACTTGCCCCCCTCGTCTTCGCCGTAGCCATACGGCATGTCGTCGCTGGGGAAGCGCGGCGCGCGACTCGAGGTCACTGAAGCGTCTGACCCTGTGCCGGCGCGGCCTGAGCACCACCGCCCTGATCGAACTTGGACGCGGTTTCAGCCAGTTGGAGCGCCTGCTCGAGTTGCTGCTGCTCCTCTTGCTGACGCTGCCGCTCCTCGCGGATCGCACCGACTTCCTTGCGGGGTCGGATGACCTTGAGCGGAATGCCGTTTCCATCTCCAAGAGTGCGGGCAGCCTCGTCGAAGTTGAAGTTGTCGAGCACTCCCGG